AGATACGTTTACAGAAATAGTACCACCTGAACCGCTAACAGCAGTATTAACTACAAAGTTACGCAACTTGTTTGAACCATAAGCCTGACGATTCTGTGGGTTAACTGCATAAACGCCAGCGATGGTGAATGTATCGCCTTGATTTAAGCTAACGCCATTGGTCAAAGTCATAGTGATTGTGCTTGAAGAAGCCCAACCGCTTGTCAAGAAACCAGTAGCAGTTGTAGTAGCTACAGTTGCAGAACCTGAGAAGTTACCAAACTGATGTGAAACGATGTTTTGATCCATCTTCCAGTTCATACCAGCAGAGTCACGACCCATCAAACCTTTACGATACTGTTCGCCAATAGCTTCTTGTGGCACAAAGAGGCCTTTCAAGCTGTCAACAATAGTAGCTGAGGTAAATGGCTCAACTGTGCATGATCTACGGCCATCACGTGGTGCGCCTTCAGCATCGAGGTAAGCAGCAGCGGTCAGGTAAGTGATCAAACCAGTTGGAGGTGTACCAGCAACGCCAACGATGTTAGCGGTGTTGTTTGCAGCTTGCAAAGTACCATCACGATCAATCTTGTTAGCGATAGCAGCAACAGCAGGCTTCAATACACGATCAGAGAACATATCGAGGCTCAATGCCAAATCTTGCGTGGTGAATTGAGTATCAACGTGGAACTGAGTAGATAGGGTTACAGGAACTGAAGTTTCGTTGAAATCTTCTACGTTCAAAGCTGGGCCTGTTGTACCAATGAAACGACCTGGTTTACGAACGTTAACAGTATTTCCAATCTTGCCACCCACGACAGCGAACTGATCATCGTAGTTACGATCTACTTCAGAGGTGAATGTTAATTCGTTTTCCAAGACCATTAACGCTTCGTTAGTGATCTTAGAAATAGTTAGCAAATTATTTGCCATGATTATTTCCTTTAAATATAAATTGGGTTATCAGCGTATCCGTTTAGCCTGTCGTGCTGCTTTCCATTGGGCGTAAGTACCATGAAATGCCCCATCTCCATCGATGAGAACATCTTGTGTACCTTTCCCAGCGGTGAGAGGCTTAATCGGTGCTGGTGCTTTACTGCGAGCAACAGGTTCGCTTTTGACTTCAGCAGGAGCTTCTTTACGCTCAAACTGAACTTCCAATTTCCCTAATTCCTTAAGTGCTTTGTTAACTGGCATAGTAGAAATGCGTTGGGCAAGGTCATCATCTGATGCTAATTGATATAGGATTTGAGGGCCTACATCGGACTCTAGGATCGCATCCCGTACTTCATCTCGTACTTGGACTTGGCTAGATGCTACCATTTCATCAAAATCAGGCATTTCAGCTTTGGCTTTTTCTAATTTACTAGTCCAAGATTTAATAACTTCTTGGCGTTCAACTTCGATCTTGCGTTGCTGTTCTTGCTTATCACGCTCTACTAATGCTTTTTCCGCACTCCATTCAGCTAATGCTTCTGCATATTCAAAAGCATCTTGGAACTGACTTGCTTGGGGTTTCTCGCCCAAAATGTCCTGTTCAATCTGTTGGGGTGCTGGTGCTACTTTTGCCTCAAGTTCTTGTAGGCGGGCTTCTAGGGCTTGCTTTTCGGCTTCAGCTTGTTTAGCACGTTTTGTAAGCTCAGAAAAACGCTTTTCAAGTTTGGGATTTTGTTTAGGCTTGTCTGTTACTTCCGCTTCTTCTTCTGCCGTTGGTTCACTCTCAGCTTGGGCTTCTACCGCTGGCTCTGAGTCTGGAGTTTCCTCGACAGCTTCAGCCACAACAGGAGCTTCTTCACTAGCTAAACCTAATTTTTCAGCATGAAAATCAGCTAAATTCTCACTTGTTACTACATTTGATGCTGTTCTTACTACTTCTGCTTCTGACATGGAATACTCCAAGAATTAACCCGATGAACCCATCGGTAGGCACTACAACTGCTTTTATATCACAAGTGTTGTGTTTTTACAACACTAATCTTTTTTATATTTTCTTAAATATGCTTCGTAAGAAGATTCGTTGTCTTTGGCTATATCAATTACATCATGTTCTAAAGGAATATGACCTTCTTTGGTAAACATTCCATTTCTACCTTCAACAATACCTTCTTTGGGCAAAAGATAAACTCTATCACCTGCTTTATTGCCATAGGCTTTATCAATAATGTTTTTTGGTTCACCACCTCTTGCAACTGGTAAAGCATTTACATTAAAACCTTTATGAAATCCAGTTTTCATAATGGCTTTTTGAGTATTTGCCTTATCTTCTTTTGATTTGCTTTTTATATCTTTATGCTGTGCAACATAATGTTTATGAAAATGCTTTTCGCTTAATGGATGAACAATTTCCTTATTGCCCATCTTTTTGTTGATGTAATCTTCCCTGTTTTCAGAGGTAACAATTTCTCTAGCCATTAAATAGCCCTTTCTACGGCTTCTTCGTTGGATAGTTTCATTTCAGTCTTGTTCATGTGTGCCAAAACAAGGGCTAATTGCGCCTTGAGTTGCTCAATTTCAAGCTGGGTTTGAGTCTTAATAACTGTGTCGTGAGCCTGTGTATCTGTGCGTGACAGGGTATCTTCACGTTTAACTTGCAGGCGCATCTTCTCACGCTCTGTTTCAGCTTCTTGCACTTGCTGTTGAACAGTTGCACGATATTTCTTATCCATCTGCTCGGCTTGTAGGGCTTGTTGAAGGTCTTGGATTTGCTTCTGAGCCTGAGCCAACTGCATTTGAACTTGTGGTGGAATAGGTGACTTATCGTCAATCTTAGCCAATGGATTAAGGGTTGCAAGGCGATCAGCAATAACATCTGCGCCAGGGAAATCCATATTTCTGAACCAAAGATCACCGATTTGTGACATTAAATTAGGATCAGCAGCGAGGATTGTAGCCATAGACTCTGATGCTTCTTGACGTTTAGAGTTGTAGCCTGGGCCTGTATCCATTACTACGTCATATTCGCCTACAGTAACGTCATTTAGGACTTTAGCTACGCCATTCTCGTCAGTACCAGGCTGATTTAAGGTAACAATCTCAGGCTTTCCATCATCGCCAATGATTCGCATGACCCGTTCTCTGTCATAAATCTTAGGAATCAGATCAAGAATAATGCGACCTGTATGACGGATACTGCGTGTCAGATTGTCGTAATAGTGAAAATTGGTCATATCCACTTGGGATTGCTGACCTTGTAATGCTTTACCACTCATATTACCTTGTGGGAGCTGGCTAGGATCAAAAATGCCAACTACTGCCATCAAATCTGCGTTCATTCCTGATAATGCAGTCATCACGCCCGCTGGAGGTGGTTCTGGTTGTAATCTTGTAGGCTGTGGGGCTGGTCTGCCCTCAATATCTGTCTGTTTGTAGCGTAAAACAGGCATAGCTTTGATATTCGCCATTGCCCATTCGTTTTCGTGTCCTTCATCTTGACCCTCTGCCAACAGCCATTTTGCTTTGGGCGCTAAAGCAACAGTTTCAGTCAAAGCTGTTGACCAGTAGTTATACATACGCTGTGGGTCTTTAGCCATGCGAACCAAGCCAAATTTCTTATGCTTGTCATCTACACGAACTTCTTGACCATAAGTAGGCACGATTGGGATAAATTTACCCGCCCATTCGCCTTCTTCAAGGATTTCCATAGCGGTTAGCTTGCACCATCTAATCTTCTTGCGCCAAGTTTCACGCTTATCTACCACAGTAATGCCAGCAGCCTCTAAAACGTCTTTAGAAGGGATTTCATCGCTGTAGCCTGTAGTGCCATCAGATAGCTGTAAAAGCATCTCTTTTGTGCGTTCTGTGTAGAAATACTCAGCTATACGTATATCTTCTTTCGTGACCCATTCGGATTCGGTGTCACCTGTTCCCCTTGAGGAGAAACCCTGGTCAAATTCAGCTTCGGGATACATCTTTTTGAACACGTTTTTGCTGATGACTGTCGTAATAAGGACACGCTCAGCATCGCTACCATCAGGTAGAACGCTATTAGGATCAAAATAGACAGTAAATGGGTTTTCAACTGGTTTAATGTAGATTTCTTGGTCAAAGCTGTCCTCTCTTACATAATCAGTAGTAATGCGCCAATAGCCCCAGCCCATCTTAACTGCGTATTCAAAAGCGTGATCGTAGGCTGAGTCTGCATCGGATTGATTCTCGATATGACGGCAAATACCAGTCAAAATCTCAGCAATCTTAGCATCTGACTCATTGTTCATTCCATGCACTTTGATGCGTGGGCGTTGCTGTCTTTGTTGATTACAGATTTGACGAATATAAGCATCAACTTTATTGATAGTCAGGCATGGGCGAGCTTCTAATACTCGGCTATTTTGAACGTCAACAGGCCATTGATCGCCTGCTGCAAATCTCACATCATCTAGGGCTTCTGCACGATTATTGCTATCCGAATCATTACAAAGCCGTAAAAAGTCTTTGGCTTCTTCTATTCTTCCGTCTGATTGGGAGTCTGCAACTCTGTCGTATGCCATAGATATTCCTTAATTATTGCCCGATTTTAAGACAAGTGTTGGATTTTTACTACACATTTTAACCCATCCATGAGCTTGGTAGTTGATAAGTTCCCCGTTGTTTTGGTGCTTTTCTAGGCTCATTAACCATTAATCCGATATAACGGAAAGCATCAGCTCCATGCGAATAGTTATCGTGTAATGGCTTTTGGCTAAACTGTTTAGTATCAGGATCAACGTCATAGCGATAATGGCGTAAACATTGCAATCCTTCATGCGTGTTGGTCTTATCAAACCAGCACTTGTTAAACATCATTCGGGCAGCATTAATAGAATCAGCGATTGGTGTTCGCTCAATAACTCTAGTGTTATACCCTGAAGCTCTAACGATTTCTTCAATACTCTTGCCGTTTGAGGCCAAAGTCTTGTTTCCAGCATCATGAGGTAGCCAAATGGTGTCATATACATATCCATAAGACTGCATTTTAGCCAGGTAATGCGCTATCGTTTCTTGATTGTTCTCGTAATAGCGGATTAAACGAGTTTCCATGCCAATAAACTGCACGAACCAAATAGCAGTAGCGTCAGCCCAACCGAGGTCAAATACTGCATGGACTGGTTTAATAGGGTCATAAGGAACATTGGTAATCCTTCCGTCTAGCTCTGCCATCGTCATTTCTTTAGCAAAGATAGCACCATCTACTGTCTGACGGCATAAGCCTTCCCAGACTGTGTTGTAGGCTTCTCTGTCCCTGCTAAATAGAGCATCTTTCTCTAGTTTGAGTGTATCTGGAAACCAGGGATTGTCTGACCAATTAATCTTTGCAACTTTGCAGTTGTCAGGCGGGGATAACACGAATCTTTGGTATGTTTCGTCTGATTCAAGCTCTGGGTTAAATGTGACCCAAATTTCTGAGGCTTCTTTTCGGATCGTAGGTATAAGTACGTTCCACGATGTTTTAGATACGCTCTGTGCTTCTTCGACCCAACATATATCCACACCCTCATAGGACTTAATGTTCGCCACGTTGTTTTTAAGCCCAACAAACGCAAACTCTGTGCCATTCTTGCCTCTGATTGAGGTTTGTGTAATTTCATAAAACGATTCCAGCTTTAATGCAATGATTTGATCTGATAAGAGCTTGTGGACTGATTGGCTTATGGAGTTTTGGAACTCACGGGCGCAAAGTATGCGGGTTTGTTTCTTTACACCGAGAACTAAAAGCGCACGGGACACTCCCCAAGATTTTGCACCCCCTCTACCGCCAAAAAGCACTTTATAGCGCATAGGCTCGAAAAGGAATTGCAGCTTGATAGGGAAGTCAACCGCAGATATTGCCTCCCGCAGTTCTTGGGTGATTTCACTCATTTATTCTCTTTTTGGCTATTTCAAAGTAATTGGCATCTTGCTCAATACCTATGAATTTACGCCCTAAGTTCTTGCAAGCCACGCCAGTAGTTCCAGAACCCATAAATGGGTCAATAACCATATCACCTTGATTGCTGTGTATTTTTAAAAGATTTTCCATAAGATTAAGGTTTTTTTGGGTGGGATGTAATCCACTTTCAATAGAAGCAACAAATTTAGGTCTTTGATATTTGCCATCTTGGCGGTTAAATGTCCATTTAGCGCCCTTTTTTACAAACCATATAGCACATTCATAATCCGTTATATAACGCCTATCTCTGTTTCTAGGCATGGGATTAGATTTTTCAAGCCTAACCATGTCTTTTGTTTCAAACCCTTGCGTTTCTGCATAATCAGCTATAGCACCAAGATTTCGCCAAGCGTTGAATACAACAAAACTGCCGTCTTTTTTTAATATTCGGCTAACTTGGTCAATATAAGAAAACAAGTCAAATCCTTTATCCCACTCACCAAAATCAATGCCAGCCCTTCCCATAGTGGAAAAATTGTTATTTCTTGCAATGTTATATGGTGGGTCTGTTAAGCATAAATCTACAGATTTATCAGGGATAGTCTGCATAACCTCTAAGCAATCCCCTAGTCTTAGATCACTCACTTGGCTTTACAAACCTAACTTCTAATGAAGTAACGATGCTATTGCCGTCTGCATCCTCAAGAGTAGTAGCTTGGACTGCCTTGCCATCTAGACGATCAGCTACTTCCTTAACGGCCCATGCTTCCCCTGCTTCTGCTTGATCTAATATCTTGTCAACAATCCTGCCAATCTTCTGTGGATTCTGAGCTAAAGCCCTTCTCATAGCATCTAAAAAGGGCTTATTCTTTGTTGCGTTCTTGTTACCAATAGGCGCACCGACAGGATTATTTGACTTTTCTTCCATTTATTTGAATTATAAATACTTTTTGTTGTATTTATGCAACACTTTGGCTGTCATCAGACTGTTGTATTTCTGCAACACTTGTTTGTTTGATAGCTTGGACTTGTGCTGTAGCTTGACCATGAATCTTAGCGATCAATCCAGCTACTTCTGCATAAGCAGCGTTACCTACGTGTTTAAGGATTGCCTCTACTTCTGCGATTTCAAGATTGAGATTAATCATTTCTTTTTAGCCTTTGCTTTCTTAGCTTCACGCTGAACATTGAGGGCGATGGCTACAGCTTGTTTCTGTGGCTTGCCTGCCTTCATTTCTGTTTCGATGTTTTTCGACACAGCACTCTTTTTTACTGATTTAGTTAATGGCATTGCTTTGCTCCTTGTTGTTGCCTTCTTCAAGGCGGGTTTTGCTTTAATTTCTGCTTTGCGTACTTCAAAATCATCCGTTACTTTGTGTAATTCGCTCATTTCATAGGTTCTACCTACAGGAAACGGCCACGGAGAGTGTGGATTCTTAGGTGCTGGGCCAATTACTTTGCGTAACCAATCAATAATACGATCAAACATACTTCCCCCTTTAGGTTTAACAATTCCAGTTTTTTAAACTAGCTTTAGCCCGTTCTGCTGGGCCTTTTGCTTTCTTTACTACGCCTTCCATTCTTGCACAAAATGATGCTTTACGACCCTTATCCTTCTCAGTCTTTGGGTTTGGTGCAGGAGCTTTGAGATTGCTACCATTCTTGGCATTGTATTCAGCACGACCTTTAGCGGTCATTCCTGCGCCTTTTTCTGTAGGGTTATAGGTCTTTCCCTTGCCTGTAGTCTTGTGCGGAATAGGTTTGTCGTGTTTGGTAGCCATTATTTCTTCTTCGCAGTCTTAGCGGAATCAATAAATGCTTGCTTGGTAGGTGCGCCCTTTGTGCCAGGCTTACGCATCTTTTCTACGGGTTTACCCTCAGCTTTTTCTTTGGCGATACGAGCCTGTTTTTTATGGATATTGGCATATAAGCCAGGTTTAGTTGCCATCTTGTCCCTCAATCCAGCAAATATCTTGCCAGCTCATCAGTAAACACTTCTCGCCCTCGTGGTCTATCTTGGTAAATTTCAGATATTCCTCTTTGGGATCATCGTTCATTGTGCCAAAACGGACTCTTGAACCTACCGATATTGGCATTGCTTCTCTACGATCTGCCGATAACTTCTTGCCAGGGCCTACCGCTACTACAGTTCCCATGTTCTCAGCTTCTTTGTTATTAACAATTAACACAGAGCTTAAAACACGAACATCTGGGCGGACAATAATCTTGTCCCCTAGAGGTTTAAAAGTTACAATTTCTTCAGCCATTCAATATTACCCTATTGGTTGGTCAAAAAGTCCCTTGCCTTTACCGAGGCTTGGGGCTTTTGCTTACATATCGTCTTGATCGTGTCCGACACGCTTATGGCTGTAGCACTCACGCTCACCCATATTGCCGTCATTCAACTCACCGAGCTTGCCTTCAAAGTTGCCAGCGTGAGAGAGTGGGCGTGATCCCATAGAATCCATTTTGCCCATGCCAACGCCACCAACCAGCTTAACTTTACGCTCGCCAGAGGTATCAGAAGCATCTGCACCTTTAGGTAGCTTATCGCCAGTTGATAGTGGAATACCTTTGCTGCTGTCCATTTTGCCCATGATTTATCCTTTAAGATGGGGTTGATACACTACGAATAATAATACTATTTTACGATTTTTCAAGCAATTTTACTAGATTTATCGCACCTTCTATATCGTGGATTCGAGCTACTGTTGACCCACGCCAATTCAACATAAATGCTTGCTGAGCTGCTGTGAACTTTGCCTTGTCATCTGACTTTATTTCAACAAGTGCGGTCTTTTGGTTTTTACCCACCACAAGATCAGGGAATCCGCCAGCAACCCTTGACGTATCAAATACAGAACAGCCAAGCTCTCGTAGCGTCTTAACGATAAGCGAATGATTAGCATCAACTTTTCTAGCATAGGTCATTGAAATGTAATAAATTAAAGGTTAGTATCTAAACACTTTACACCAATAGGGGATGAAATGGCTCAAAAACCATTATCGCATGAAGATATGCAAGAAGCGGTAAATGCTTTTGCAAAGACTGGTAATAAACGAAAATCAGCCGAACTTCTTAATCTTCCTGAAGGCACTTACAACTCAAGATATAGAGCTGGTGTCAAAGCAGGCATTAAACCTACAGTTGATGTATTTAACAAAGACTTAAACGAGCTTAATGATGCTAGAAATAAGATTAGACAGCTTGAGGCTACAATCCACGCCCATGAAGAAAATACATTAACTGCCGAATATATCAAAACCACCATTCTAAAGATGTCAAAGAAGGTGGTATCTCCACCTAATTGGCTTATTAAACCTACTAAAGGCAAAAGAAGCGCAGGCGTTCCTACCCTTTTTGCATCAGATTGGCATTGGGGCGAGGTAGTTGACCCAAATCAAATTAATGGCGTAAATGAATACAACGTAGCGATTGCACAAGATCGTGCAAAAGTCATGATTGAAAAGACGATTGACTTATTAAAAAATCATGTAGCCTTATCAGATTATCCTGGCATCGTATTTGTGTTGGGTGGCGATATGGTTTCAGGTGACATCCATGAAGAACTGATGGCTACGAACTCTATGGAGATTATGCCTACAGTTATAGATTTATTCGGTGTATTGACTTGGTGTATTGAAACCTTAGCCGATGAATTTGGAAATGTCTTTGTTCCGTGCGTAAGTGGTAATCATGGGCGCAACACGCACAAAATTAGGGCAAAAGGCAGGAATTTCACATCCTTTGATTGGTTACTCTATCAGTTTCTATCAAAGAGGTTTGAAAATGATTCTCGCATCCAATTTCATATTCCTGACGGCTCAGATGCCTATTATTCAATCTACGGACACAAATATTTGCTTACACATGGGGATCAATTTCGTGGGGGTGATGGTGTCATTGGCGCTCTAGGCCCAATCATTCGTGGAGATCATCGCAAACGCTCCAGAAACGCTCAGATTGACATGGAATACGACACAATGATCTTAGGTCATTGGCATCAATTAATCCAGCTAGAACGCCTTATCGTTAATGGTAGCCTTAAAGGTTACGATGAGTATGCGTATGCTAATAACTTTGGCTTTGAGCCACCACGCCAAGCATTGTGGATTACCCACCCTGAACATGGTTTAACATTTAGTATGCCTGTTTATGTTGAAAGAAAACAAAAACAGCTTAACAAAGAATGGATTACCTGGAAGTGAAGCTAACTCCTGCAATACTTCGTAATTTGTATAGCGCAATGGTATGTTGCAAACCTTTTAATGGTTGGGATATGCCTTTGCCAGAGCAAGTAAAGTTTATTGTTGATGCTGACCCTGAAGCAATGGGTACATATTTGCACGATGACGGAGATTGGGAACACATCGTTACAGTATCAGAAGCTCGTTGTGGGCATCTTTACACAGTTATGACAACGCTATGCCATGAGATGATTCACATGAGTAGAGCCAACACAGTAACCCATGCGTGGACAAAGCACGATGCCACATTTAAACGCAGAGCAAAACGAGTTGCTACCGAACTAGGTTTTGACCCTTTGGAACTCTAACGAATCTTCTGTAATACCAATTCGAGCAGTTCTTCTTCTGTAGTAGCGTACTCTCGCTCAAAGCGTTTGCGACCCATTCCGTGAATACTGGTATTTGCGCCTCGATGGTGGTAGGGACACAACGGAATGACGGCTGCTTGAGTACGTGGGATATTACCTCGTCTAATGTGATGCAATTCCGCTGGAGTCCCTTCATTGCCTTGTTTGTAACAGAGGATGCAGCCAAATCTCGCCAAGCGATCATAATGCGCTTTTTGAGCTTTAGTGGACACTTTTCGTGCTAGTCCAATCTTCTAATTCTTGCGCTGATTCTGTTATAGAACAAGCAATTAAATACGCTTGTGAATATTTACCTTTAAGTACCGCTTCGTGATAGTGTTTGATGAATGAGTTAAGTTTAAGAATAATGTCTGCATAATCGTTCATCGAGTAACTCTTTCTATTTGTCTATTGTTAGCTTGTTCTGTGCGCCAAGTTTCCCATCTCATCTTAGCGGCTTCTAATTGCCATTTTAATGCTTCTGCTTGTTCGGTTGCTGCTCCAATACCCTTGCATAATTCTTGATATTCAGGGCTTGAATACGCCTCTCGCTCTTGCGCTCCTAGTGACTGTTCACTAGACTGTTTCATCTTAATTGCTTTAAGACTATGCTTATATGCTTCAAGCTCGGCTAACTGGCCCTTTGCTTTTGCATACTTAGGAGCGTTATTATAAATAAACTCTACCGCATTGTTTGGATCATAGTCTTTCACATTTTCCCCCATTGATCTGCCATAGCATCGGCAATTCCTTGAAATGTTTTGTTTCTCATTTTTTCTCTTTGCTTAGGTTGTAAGCAAGAAGAATCATAATACCATTGACTCATTCTTTTGCCACTTTTTGCTACCCAAATTTGGCCCTTATCTACAATATTTGTAGGTCTAAGCGGTGGTAAATTTTTAAGCCATAAACAAGTTGATTTAGTAACGCTATGACCAAAATGCCACGGCTGAATTATTTGCTCAGGTTTTCGAAATTTACTGCTCATAATTCCCACAGGGTTTTCAATGGCGTAACGTGGGATATTGCAATTAGCTAATGCCATAAAAAAATCTATGCCTTGCTGTTGCCGACCATCTGCAATTTTTTTAGCAAAATGTCTAGCACCACTAGAAGCAAGATGAGTGCAAGGTGGGTGAGCAATCATTAAATCCCAGCCATCTTCAATAATATCCATGACATTACCTTGATAATGAGGCCCAGGAACATCGGTTGGCTCTAAATCACAGCTCATAGCATCGTGCCCCCCCCTAATGAACGCATCACGGACAGTTCCGCTAAATTCGCAAGCTACAAGCACTTTCACTTTAGGGCCATCCATAAACCAACTTGTGCAAATGAATAACCTAACCAAATCATAGCGTTTGGTATAGAACCTTTGCGTAATTGCAAAACACCTACCATCAAATACCCAAGCCCTGTTGCTGCAATAATGGTTTTTTCCAACACTTGTATTCCCCCCTATTTCCTAGTTCGTATTGCGTTTTAAAATCTTTAAGTAATACTTCTGGTAACTGATGCTTTGAAATATACAATCTAAATTTAGCTAATCCCCATTCTGCTCGCCACTTACAAAGCTGGCGCACCCCTGCTTTATGTATTGCCTCTTGATCGGAGTTCCCGCTGTTTAATGACATAATCTTTCATTTCGTAATAGCTATTAAAGCGGGCCAATTTAGGGTCTTTACCACATTCAATTCTATACGCTTCTTCAATTTGATCGTTAGTTATTAACGGATTTTTCTTTTGTGTAATAACTGATTCTGCAATCCATTCAGCTTTGAATCCAGCCCAACCTCTTTCACAGCACATCTGCATTACATCAGAGAGCGACATTTTAGCCTTATCTGCTTCTCGCTGTAATCCTTTAAACGCAGTTTCAGTCCACTTGGCTTTTTTAACTTTGCGAACTTCTAAATAATCTTTAAACAAAGAATCAGAAACACCTTCAGGTGTCTTTAATTGGTTCTTGGTTAATGGTTCTTGGTTCTTGGTTTGCATTGGGGAGTGTTTAGGGGGGCTATCGCCAGCCTTTGCCCACCTCTTTTCAGCCCCTTTGCGACCCCCATCTTGCATAGCTTTGTATTTAGCTAATTCTTCGTCAGCTCGTTTGCTATGGTAATAACCATTGTCATCCTGATAGAAAAAATCAGCCAAAATTAAAATGATTGTTTCTGGTGTAGTTCTTGCCAATCTAGCTATTGTTTCTATATCTGGGGGAAAAGGCTTTTCATTTAAGTAATACCAATCCATCATCCTTCGATAAGCAAGATCTTGCTGATCGTTTAAATGGCTTGTGTGGGCGAGATAATCGCCAATGTGGAAAGGGTAAAAATTCACTTCATTCCTTTGTCAAAGGTAGTCAAAAGGGTGGACTGGGCAGATCGGTGACTAATCGACTTTTCGGTTGCGAACCTAGCCTGTCCATAGAGTTTACTACAGCTTATTTCTTTTTAGTTTGTTGTTTTTTTACAACAGTTTTCTTAGGCACAGTTTTTAAAATGCTAGAAACATTAAACATTGTGCCTGTACGATCCATCATTATTGCCTCTACCAAAGTCATTGTTAGACCTTGTTGAACCAAAAAATGCAATCCTTCTTTGTCGTAATGGACATGGACTTCGGCTGACCCGTCTTTATTTTCTTTGATTTTTTTAATTAAAACTTCCATTAATGTTGTCCATTAAAAGCAACTGGGCCAAGTGCATTTAACAAATCACGATGCGCTTTGACTTCATTAGTTAAAAATGCAATTCGTTCTTGCAAAACTTTAATTTCTAAATCTGCTTGTTTAAGCATATCTACTAACATTTCTTCTCTGTTCATAATAATTCAGGCCAAATTAAATGCCAGGATTGCGGAAACAAGTCCTTGCGTGTTATCAAACCATGCGACTCCTTCTCAAGAGTTGCCCCTAATACTGCAAAATGTGCTGCTGGAATGTTGTTTTTTCGCCACATTGATACAGCGTGAGGTGAAACTCCTACTAATTTAGCCACTTTTGTAGTACCCCCAAGCAGATCAATAATTGCAGAATCTGTGATTTTTAGCTTCATTCAGGAATCTTACACCATAACTAATTATTTTTGCAAAGGTATTGACAAGGCAATCAATTTGCTTACAATCAATGTTATAGCAACTTCGCTATGTCATTTAAGGGGAATTTAAATGGATGAGTTGTATCAAGTTATGACCGAAATGGAGCAACGCTTGGAAATAGCGTTAGACAACATGGAATTTGGCACAGAATTGTCGCAAGACGATGTGGATGTTATTCGTGCTGCTTGCGGTAAACCAAACAATACACGTAACAATCTTTTGCAAACAGTTTTTGAAGATTTTGGTAATGTTTTTGGAGGTTCTAATGTCTAAATTCTTAGAACTTCGCAAGATCAACGTCAACGACCATACCGAGCGCAAGGGTCGCTTTACTTACCTTTCTTGGGCGTGGGCCACAGATCAATTATTACAAGCTGATCCTACAGCAAGTTGGGATTACAAATTATTCCAACAGCCTGATGGATCTTTGTTGCCTTACTGTGCTATTGGCGATACAGGCATGGTGTTCTGCACAGTTCATGCTTTTGGTAAAGCAATGACATCACAGCTACCAATTATCAACAATATGAATAAACCGATTGCCAATCCTAATGCAATGGATGTCAATACCGCTATGCAACGCTGTTTAGTTAAAGCGATTGCCTTGCATGGCATTGGTTTGTATATCTACGCTGGCGAGGATTTGCCAGAAGATGAAGCACCAAAACAAGTGAAGTCTAGTCAATCAATGAAGTCTGTAGCAGAAGATATTTTATAAGGGGAAACATATGGCATATACACCAAAAGAAGGTTCAGGAAGTCTGTTTAAAAACGAGCGTAAGGCTTCTGACAACCATCCTGACTTTACTGGAACAATTATGGTCAACGGCAAAGAGCATTACTTGTCTGCCTGGACTAAGACATCCACTAAAGGATCAAAGTTTCTTAGCGTATCAATCGGCAAAGAAAAAATCCCACAAGGATTTAAACCAGCAGGATCAGACGAACTACCAAAGGATGATCCGTTTATAGACGATAGCACCCCGTTCTAAAGGAGAACACCATGCAGAATCAAATTAAGAATCTTATTACCGAAAGTTCCAAGTTAAGCTGGCAACCAGTTGGCGTAGATGAAGAACAGCAACTCATTAGTTTTAAACCTGAAGATTTGCTGTCTGTAATTAAGGCGGTTCTGCACGTTGCTGCCGATATGTGCGAAAACTACTATGATTCAGAGCGTATCCTAAGTTATGCAAAAGGAATTAAATGACTTGCCGAGTATGTAAGTTTTTTGTATTTAATCAAAATGATATGATGGGAGCTTGTAAGCTCAATCCTGTGGTTGTTAATAAAATGCCTCAGGATTGGTGCGGTCAAGAGATTCCAAAAGAATACGAAGAACCAGGCATTACAATAACTGTTGCTCCAAAGGCTACAACTGTTGCCCAAGAAACAACATACGATATAAACACGGATGAAGTAAAACCAAAAAGGGGAAGAAAAAATGCAGGAACAAAAGAGTGAATCAGGTCATTGGTACACCAAAGACGGAGAACCAGCCTACACAATCGAACGAGCTGATGGCAAAGGGATGCGAAACACCACTTTGCGAGATGCAAAGAAGCTGGGCCTTTTACCGAGCGTTACTACCATTCTCGGTGTGGCGTCAAAGCCTGGACTCCAGAATTGGCTTCAGCAGCAGGCTATCCTTGCAGCCTTAACGCTACCACGCAATGAAGGCGAGTCTGAGGAAGATTATTTAGACCGAGTTCTCAACGACTCTAAAGCACAAGGCAGAGATGCAGCCGATAGAGGAACACAGATCCACGGCATCTTAGAAGCCTTTTTTAGCCAAGTTTTACTGCCTGAAGTACCTGAGTATTGCCGTAACGCAGAAAACGCCTTAAAAGCCTCGTTTGGTAGCCGTTTATATGTATGTGAGAAATCTGGGAGTCATGAATTGGGCTTCGCAGGAAAAGTAGATCTTTACGCTAAAGGTGATAAGGTTAAGGGCATACCGCCTGTAGTTTGCGATTTTAAGACAAAAGAAGTCCCTTTGGAAAAGGTCGTTCCATACGAGGATCATATCATGCAGTTGGCTGCCTACCGAGAACTCTTGGGGCTTTCAGATGCTAGGTGCGCTATTGTCTTTGTCAACGGATTGACCAATGAAGTCAAGGTTTGTGAGATTGAAGAAGCGGAGTTACAGAAGGGCTTAAAGTGCTTTTTCCATCTGTTACGTTTCTACCAAATTAAAAGCGGATTGGTCGTATAATATCTTAGGGGCTGGTTGGTGATCCCCCGCCAAAATTCCTTCCGTGAGGATTCCAGCCCCACCTTAATGTTGCTTTCACGCAACTCAGGGTTTTCCTTAGAAAATATTGTTTGCGTTTTGTGGCATACAAAATTATTATTTTTATATCAGGTCACTGACACTATTCGGCACAGGCTATAGGAAGCGACATGTATACAAAAAGACTTTGACCTGATACTTTTTAACTTAGGGGGAATTATGAAAACAGCAATTATTGAATGGATTGGCGTAATATTGCTAGGCCTAATTTTGGGCGCAATGTTTGGCTGGGGGTTCTAATGATCGACAAATCTCAGTATGTTATTCGCTTAATGGAGAATTTAAAGAATAGAGAGATTTTTAGAAATAGAGCCTGCATTACAGTATTACTCAAGCGCAGAGGCAAAACTTTAGAAGCAAAACGCAAAATTATTATGATGGCTAATACTCCATTATTTTATGCTTTTGGATATGAATACGAACCTAAAAAGGAAACGGAATATGGATTTGGCTATTGAATTTGAAAGCCCTGACTTTGGCAATTACAAGTGTTACAAAATGGGGGGCATATTGCACGTTCCTCATTACACCAAGCCAGGCGTTTATGTAGCACCTTGCATCAAGATTGTGAATCAGTTTGGTCGTAACGAATACCCAGCTCGTTTTTTTTACAAGCATGAACTATTGGCGATGGGCGCAGTAGAAGTAATGGAAACCCTATGGAAAACTTATGCAAGGGACAATAAATGAACGCATACAAATTAGCGGAAGAACTGCAAAGAGCAATAGCTGACAATATGACTGACTTAGTATGTGTTCAAGACGCAGCCACTTTGCTTAGAAAGCAGGCAGATGATCTTGAATATATGCAAGAGCAGTTTGACAGGGCCATAGAGTTTTTAGCCAAGTGCAACGGATGGAGCAAAAATAAATGAGCTACGAACATTTTGTAAACAATTACCAGAGATGGTTAAAAAGCCCTAGAACGCTCTCAGAGGCATTTAAAGAGGCTGAATATGCAACGTCTATCACTCGACCTCAAGAACCCGAATACGACCTTTTATGGGGCTTTCTAGGGGCTTTATTGTTTGTGGCTGTGTTTGGTTACGGCTTTTGGCGTTATGTCAACTTATAAGCCATTTAGCCAAGATTTACACGATGTCTATGATGCGCCTGCTCGTCAGGCTGTATCTACTTGGATGCAGATGAAGAAGGGCTATGAAGTGCGGGAAAACCCTAATCGCTATGGAGTTGACTTAATCTGCTTTCGATCAGGTTCTCCAGTTGGTGCGCTTGAGGTAGAAGTTCGTCAATTAGGTTTTGACCAACATCGTAGTATTCACGTAGCGCAGCGCAAAGAAAAACTATTTCAGGAAGGTCTGCCGACTCTATTTTTTGCCTTAACTCAGGACTTACATCGTGCTTATTACCTGAAAGCAGACTTGATAAAAGATTGCCCATTGGTAGAAGTCCATAATCGTTATGTTGGTAAAGGGGAGATGTTTTACGATGTCCCGATTACCATGTTCAAAATCGCTAACCTTACGGATGTATTTTAATACTTTCGCATATTGGGCAATGGAGCTTCTTTTTGGCTAGAACCACTTTCAACGTGATGTGCTTTTTCCATTGGTAAGGCAATATGTTTATCCAATTTCTTAGCCAAACGATGAATTTCATCTTCCATCTTGTGAGGGGATTCTTTTACGTAATGGCCTTTTGGGGACTCGTGTGTCTTACCTTCGATTTTGAAGTTGGTCATAGTGTTTCTCCGATCATATTTAATGCGTTAAATTTTACATCTTCTACTCTTTTTAACCATCCTTTGCCAAAAGTGCCAAAGGTAGGCAATGATTCATAAAAGCTAGTCTTGCGATCACTATACGCTTGGACTACGTCTTTAGGCTCTTTTTGGGCAATCAGTTGCATAGTGCGTGGGCCAATGACTCCATCAGGAACACAGCCCATAGCTTCTTGAAGTAGTTTTACAGCTCTGCCTGGCCCCATATTTACCGCAGCGTCAAACGCCATATAATCCACGCCCATAGGCAGTTGATTTGCATAACAAGCCATCCAATACTTAGCTTGATACATAGGGGCTACATCGGCAGGGGTTAGACCTTTCATAGTCTTAACATCATGACCGACCCATTCTTCCCAAACTTTTTTGGTTACGCCAAGATTGGTTTCACCGCCTGGATCTGCTGGATTGTTTACCCAACCGCCTTCAGACTTTAAAACTAAGTCTAGGCATTTATCAAAGTTATTTTGCACTATCTGATCCTATTTTTATGCCTGTAATTAAACCAATAAAACCACCAACGATGGTCTGAAATGCAGGGCCAACTATTTCAAATAGTTTATTGTTATCTACCTGAGGGTCAAAGAATCCAAACATGAATACGGTGACCATAGCTAATACAGTCACACATAAAGTAAATGTAGCTATTAAAGTTACCCAAGATGCTAATTGTTCGTTATTCATTTGTTTAAGCTAATTTGTTGATTAACCCAGTCCTGAAGTGTCATTAGTTGTGCTGTTGTGACGGAGCATTCCTCGGCAACAGATAGTATGTTATGGGTTTCTCCATTAACTGTGATGGTGGCGTTGGGAACGCTGGACACTGCACCGCTACGGGAGTCGAGCATCCCAGTATAGAAAGTTTATTGTTATCTACCTGTGGGTCAAAAAATCCGAACATGAATACGGTGACCATAGCTAAGACAGTCACACATAAAGTAAATGTGGCAATTAGAGTTACCCAAGCAGCCAGTTTCTCTTTGTTCATTTATTCAAGCTAATTTGCTGGTTGACCCAGTCTTGTAATGTAATCAGTTGGACTGTTGTGACGGAGCATTCTTCGGCAACAGATAGTATGTTATGGGTTTCTCCATTAACTGTGATGGTGGCGTTGGGAACGCTGGACACTGCACCGCTACGGGAGTCGAGCATCCCAGTATAGAAAGTATGGATGC